ACAGTTACCCCGTTTAGCCTCAAAAATACGGGTTAACGTATATTTTGAGAGGCAGAAATGGTCCCATTATTAGATTGGTTTAAGCATTGGTGGGGTAATGCTCCCCCCCGCAAGAAGAAAATCATAGCCATAGTATCAATCATTATTGTTATTGGCTTAATTTCAAATGGAGTCTCGTAATAAAAAGCCTGACTCTAATCTCAGTTATCCTGCTATCTGGCTGTGCTGCTATTAAAAAGAGTGCGGTTGTTGGAGCCGGGGCAGGTGTTGGTGCGGGAGTAGCTACATTAGCTAGTGGTGGAATTGCTGCTCCAATTGTAGGAGCTGCTGTTGGTGGGTTTGTAACAGACGCAGCAACAGAAATTGGTGGAAGCTCTGCTGTTAAAGCTGCAAAAATGGTTGCTTCGCCAGATAATCTATGGTCAGTTGCTCAGAAGGCCGTAGAAGTTGGTGGTTGGGGGCTTGTTCTTTTTTTCATTGTGCCCATAATTTTGGGGTGGATACTACCGGGTCCGACACAACTAAACAGAAAGAAATGAGCATACTAGGGAACATATCAGATAAATGGCGTGCTTTCTGGAAACCAATACCCCCGGTAGACGATGTCTATGTAAAATGGGAACTCAGGCCAGTTAATTATCGTCTGACGTCCCATGAAGATGGGCGAATAACTTGGGCAAAAGTAGAGCCTGAAGATGAGATAAACAACTACGGAGGTACTGATTAGCGCATGGATCAAAAGTCAGCATTGAGGGTGCTCGATACGCTGGAAAGATCGAAGGGGTGGGTATACGTTAAAGACGTAATGAACGAGGAAATACTGACCGCTGCGGCACAGATAGCCGAGCATAGAAAAATGGATATTGATGAGATCAATTTCCGACGAGGAGCAATTTGGGCTGCACGACAATTGCTCACATTACCTGATCGACTGAGACTCCGTCTGGAGAACGAGGTCGCTCTAACTTCCGCTAAGGCCGAAATGGAGAAACCAAATGGCACAGACTGAGAGTAAAGAAGAACAGATGGCAAACGTAGACCGCATGGCTGCGGCCAGAATGGGTGTTGAACCAGCAACACCGTCAACAAAACCCGATCCTCTGGCAGCCACTGAAGACAAGGATCGCCCCACAGCCCAAGAGAAGGCCGCCTCAGAAGGCGCACCTGAAACAGAAGCTGACAAGCAAAAGAAAGATCCCGTCATTTATGATGTTGAGTTTGGGGAGAATGACACACGCAAACTAACCCCCGGACAAATCAGCGGTACATTCAACCGTTACAGGGATATGAACTACAAACATCAACAGCTAAAACCTGTGATGGATGTAGCTAATGTTCTGATGGAAAGATTCGGTGGGGATGCTGGTGACGTAGCAAAAGCTATGATAGAAGCAGCAAAAGCAGAGGAATCAAAACAGCGTGGCGAAGTTGGTTCAGATACAAATCCAGCAGTTCAGGATGATGTTGGAAATGACTCGCTTAAAGTATGGGAAGACGAAAACGCAGTTAAGCTCCCACCCGGATATAGGGATATTGCTCAGAACATGCAGGCGCTGCAACAGATGCAACTCCATACACAGCAAATGATGCAGGAAGTTGTTGCAGGCTCACAAGCTGTTGGAGATGCTGCTCGCGCAAGCGTTTCTGGTGCGAATGACCAAGCTGAAATGGCGTCCAGACAACAGATTGCCAACAATCTTGATCGTGCCCAGCAACACCTGAATCTGCCGGACGAAGCTGGTCCTGAGTTTATGATGTTTGCTACTGAGATGGGCTTCACACCAGAAGATTTTGTAGATCCTGATCTTACTGTCCGCATCGCAACTGCATTTCGTGACTCCCTTCAGTCTGGTGAATACCAGAGAATGAAGGCTATCAACGAACGACGAACAGCCTATACCGGATCAATGGGCGCAGCTCCAACCACAGCCACTACATCTGCCGAACCGACAGAAGAAATGGATGACACTTTAGACCGTCTGGCCGCTGCAACTCTGGCTTCGAGGAACCAAGGACTAGACGGAACAGTTTAATCGAATCGGCTCCGGCCCTATTCTCTTCACCCCGCGCTCCCTCCTCCGTGGATGGGTCGGGGCCGATTCACTTTTAGGGACGAAAAATATTTCGTAAGGGTGTTAAATCACCACATCAGGCGCTACGGCTCCTGAGTTAAGCGGTCCCGAAACTGCGACGGACATTCCGCAGACGGCAAATCGCAAACTAAACCGTTTAACCTTTTAACTTTTTTAGGAGACCATGATTATGGCTGCTATCCAAGGTTTACGGGGCACTGGCGAATTTGGCGTCGACTTCCGCCCCAAAAACTACCGTGAGCTATTCACGTTGCTGGAGCCAAATGGCACAGCACCGTTAAATGCTCTACTCGCTATGACTCAGGGTGAAGCTACTGACGACCCAGAGTTCAAACACTTCCGTGATGAAATGCCAGAGCGGAAGATGAAGATCAATATGTCAGGAACCACCGCTGCAGGTGTAACTGCACTAGTCGTCGATTCATCCGACACGACCAAATTCGTCGTTAATGGCGCAATTATCGTGAACGTGAATAGTGGCGAAGTTATGCAGGCATCTGCTGACGCATCGTCTCTAACGGCGATTACTGTTGCACGGAATATTGGGGGCACGACTCTCACTATTGCCGACAATGATGATCTGATCGTTGCAGGCTTTGCAGCTCAAGAAGGTGCCACCAGCCCGACAGCCGTATCATTTGATGCGGTGGCCGCGTCCAACTATACGCAGATTTTTCGTACAGCTTTCAAAGTGACGGAAACCTTGCGTGCGACGTACCTGCGGACTGGTGACAAGGAAGACGAAGTAACTCAGAAAGGTCTCAAACTCCACATGAGCGATATTGAACGCGCCATGTTCTGGGGTAAGAAGCACGAGGCCAGTGGTTCCACTGCTCAACCTACTCGTTACACCGGCGGACTTCTGAATTCGATGACCACCGTACTAGATGCTGACGCGTCTCCGTATGGTTCTGGTGGTATCACCGAAGACGAGTTCGACCAAGCGTTGATCGAGACCATTTTTGCTTTCGGCTCCAAGCAGAAGATCGCCTTTTGTGGCGCTCGCGTCTGCTCGCTGATGCAGAAGATGGGCAAAGATCGATGGGCACCGACAGTTGTCGACGGTTCTTATGGCGTGTCTATGACTCGTTATGCAACCTTCGCAGGCGACTTGATGGTCCATCTGCACCCACAGTTCCGTCAGATCCCCGGCATGGCCAATTCAATGGTAATTGTTGACCTGCCTTGGGTCCGGTATCGCTACCTTAAAGGACGCGACACTGCCCTTCTGAAAGGCCGTCAGGCTCCAGACGAAGATGCAGTGAAGCATGAGTACCTGACCGAATGTGGTCTGGAACTCATGCAGGACAAAGTGCACGCGCACATCAAAAACTGGACGGCTCTAGCTTAATATAGGGACGACCTTACCCAGCTTTTTGGTCTTAATAAGGGTCACGGCATCTTCGCCGTGGCCCTTTTTTTATGAGGAATGAGCATGACAGCGGAAAAATCTATAGCACCCGAACAGCCTACTGAAGTTAAATACATCTCGAAAGAAGCCGAGCCGATCAGGTTTGATGTTTCTTATATCGGTGGTGGCTGGACATGTGATGAGAAACAAAACGATGGTCGATTAATTTGGACCGTCCCATCAGATCAAGCCGTGCACTTCGAGAGACATCACTTCTTTAAGATTGGTCGGATCGTGAGAAAATAAGTAATGGCAGAAGACCGGATTCTAAACCCGCATATACCGGGTACATATAGTCCTCTAGAATCACTGACCATGTCAGCATTGAGACGATTCGGCGATTTCCACCCATCAAGTTCGGATGGTGACGTAATCCTGATGTTTCTAGAATTTGGCAACCAGACAATAGACGAAGTCCGAAACCATCCTTATTGGGACGGCACCGAACTTGATTACTATCGCCACCCACAGGATATAAGAGAAGTAAACGACAACATAATTATTCAAGGTCTGCTTATGCAGTACGCAATACAGCAGGGCAGCGCTAATGTACAAATTTATGCGCCAGCGTATTACCAGACTCTGAATAAGGAACTTTGGGATCTGTTAAATCGCAAAGATACAGTAAATGGTGGAGGGGGTGGGAATACAGCGATCAAACTCAGACGGGTCGATGAGTCGGTCCTCAATACCACTAGATCTGGCGCAAAGAAAACGAGTCCTATAACCGGACTTGATCTAAAAACCACCACTACATCTTCTAGTTAATGGCATCAAGAATAAAATCCCGATCTGGGGTTGCCATAGAGACGTTCGCTTATGAAACATTCTCTGGCCTAGATAGCTCTAGAGACGTTCGTTCTCAAGACACCCAGAAAAACCAGTCTTTAATTCGTCTGGACAACGGATATTGTGATTGGCGCGGACAGATCATTAGAGATCCGGGGGCAGAGCATCGTGTAGGAACCCATCAAGTAAACCACATTACATTCTATAGCCCTGATAAAACAGCATGGGCAGAAAAAACTGGTGGGGAAGTAGCTTTTAATACGGATGATGGTATCCGTACTGCCGTTTACCCCATATCAGCTAAAGTAGCCAGCACTGTATTTAATCGGAAGGTTCACTTCGGAGCTGCCGCCTTACCGATGTACAGTTTTGACGGAGCTAAATGGGAAGCTACGAAATCCCCATCACTTGCTGCAATGGGTCCAGCTTACTTTGCTTCTATTCAACGCCGTCTAGCTGTAGCCGGTATGCCGGGTAAGGAAACCGAGGTACACCTCTCTAGAGTTGATAACGATCAGATATTCCCAGATGACGAAGATGATGATGAAGTCAGTGTATTAAGAGCTGGCTATATAAACATAGCTAATATCCTAGGAACTGCAGATCAAATCACTGGGATAGCGAGCTTCGAACAAAATCGTCTGGCTATTTTTACCCAAGACAGGACGTTTATTTATGCTGTAGACCCCAGTATTAATAACTGGTACTTGGACGACAGGGCCAATATAAACATTGGAACCATCTCCCATAACAGCATTGCCCATGCTGGAACAGATCTATTATTCTGCTCAAGATCAGGTATTCACTCTATAAAAAGATCTGAGGATAACGGAATCCTTGTATTTAGTGAGTCCATGTCGGGTCGTGTAGAGATTACATATCGAGAACTCGTTTCTCAGGTGGAAGATGTTGAGACAATTTCCGCAGTGTTCGACCAAGACGAAGGCCAGTACCATGTGTTCTTTCCAATAGCAGGCGGAGAAGATACTAGGCGTTTAACGCTAACTATGAATCCAGAAACTGGCGGTCAAGCACCTAGGTGGAGCACTGGTGACTTTGTTAAAGGACGATGCGGTGCTTTTCTTGGAGGACAATTTGTACTAGGCACACCGGGTGGTGTTTATGATGTTAAAAAAGTAGAAGACACCACAGATATTGCCCCAGAGATGGTGGTACAAACCCCAATACTCTGGTGTGGTTCTCTTACCAATACCAAAGATTGCTACAGTATATCTATTCAGGCCCAAGGAACTGGCAATCTTAATATTGAAATGATCGACGAAAATGGCAGGGATTTAGGTTCCTTATTCTTTGATGTTGAGCCATCAGGCGCGGACGACACATTTATAGGTAGCGTGCCATTATCCGCCCAGTATGAAAGAAAATTGGACATCAGATTCAGAGGCATTCAACTCAAATTTACGACTCAGGCGTCGGGCCTATTCCGTCTGATCGGATTCGCTATAAACGTACGCGAGACATAATATGGCAAGACTTAGACAACAGTACCCGCAGAACTATGGGTCTACGGGCAATATCAACACCGAATTTGAGAATATCGTCAGGTATGTAAATGCCGCCGAATTAGGAGATAAGACGGTTGGCGAGCTTCTCGATATATTATTTACCGAAGCAGGGGTTTTTGATGGCCCAATAGAACTAAGGAAAGATTCAAGTGCTGGTATTCAATATAGAGTGGGCACATATTCTGATGCAGAGACAGGCTGGATAAATCTAGTAACTCTTTCTGAAATTACTGGCGCAGCAGGATCTGTAGTCGGAGAGATCGGTGCTCCTATATTTCATGGGCGAGCCGACTATATTGCGA